TATTTGGTTGTGCAATTCTAAATGTTTTTTGAAAACTATAATGAGATTTAGCTAAATGATACATAAGCTTACCAAGTCTTTTTAAACTAGCCTCAACATCTCTTAATTTAGACTTTGAACGTCTTTGTCCAAAATCTTCCATCATCATTGTTCCAGAAGATGTTTTAGGTGCAACGTCAGCATTTCCTTGTTGCATCTCAAATATTCCAATGTTTAAGTCGATATAATGTTCCACCATTTGAGGTAATTGAAGTATTGAACCTGCCAATGGTTGTGGTGAAGGAAAATGAGGTTCGCCAAATGAAGCGTCATATTCTATGGTTGCATTGGGATTCGCCCAATCTCGTTCAAGTTCTTCTATATCTTGTACAGAGCCTTGAGGTATTAGCAACTTCAAGCCAGACGATGCCTGTGCATGCGATGTGATCAAAGACATTACTTTATTTAAGAACCTCTGAAATCCCTTGTTCTTACGAACATCACTCATAGGATAAGGAGTGTTAGTCCATATATTTGGTAATATATTTGTATCTAAAACTTTTTCATACAAAACTATTTGACCAATTATACATGTAACCTTAATTCTTGTTTGTTGGACTTGAACTATATCAAAAAGCCCTTTATCAAAAGCTTCTGCTGTAGCCTCGTCAGCTAATAATTGTTCTAAGCCATCATTATCTAATATTTTTTCTTCACCATTTTGTAAATTAATAATTCTATAAAATGGCATCTTAACTTTTCTAAAATCTTCAATTAATCTATATTTATCACTACTAGTTCCATAATCATAATCTTTTACTATATCAGGAGTAAATGAAGTTCCTTCTTGTCTATTTTGTGAAGAAGGATAATCTTCATCTGTTATACCTAAAGTTTCAACATCGTCTAATAAAATGCCTCCATCTTCATTTTCCTCTCCCAACATTGGATATGCATCTAATAATTGATCTTTTGTAAGTATAGTAGACAACTGCATTCCAGATGCATCATCAAACCATTTGTTTCTACTATTAGGATCAACAACTACACGAAATGGATCAACGTATGAAAATTTAACCTCACCTCTACCATAATCATCTTCAGGGTCAATGTAGCCATAAAAGTATCCTAAGCCTGCTACAGAAAAATCATGTATAACTTGTTTGAATACTTCATCTCCACTTGAGTTGTCCCATATATACTCTAATATAGTTTTCCAAACATTTGCAAGTTTGTTGTCAGAATCTTCTCTTCCTACTGCAGAAAACTTAGGTGGTTTAGATGTAATAATTGCTTTAAACTGCTCAATAGCAGCATATAAACGATCAATGGGCAAACCCATTTGATTTCTCTCAGCAAGTTCCTGTGCTTCGCTATCTGTAAAATGGTTGCCTAAGTAGAAATCTATATCTTCTCTAGCTTGGACATCCCAATCTTGCCTAGCGTCATACCAACGCATCCATCGTTGTTTTATTTCTTCTGCCCTTTTATCCTGTGGAATCATATGCAAAATTTACTGAAAGTTATTAGTTATATGCAAATTACACACGTTTGCCTGTAATCCAATCATACATTTTTCTTGCAGACCTATAACTACCATCTTTCTGTTTCTCCTTATTTTTCTTTCCTGCCTTTGGATTACCCTTTGCATATTGCGTAGCAAGCCAAAAAGCATCAATTGTATCATCATGCGAACCTTTTGGAAAATCTAACAGTTCGCCTATAAACTCATGGTGTATCTTTTTTAAATGAACAGCTCCTGCTTTGAACATAGGTTGCAGTCCCTCGAACAGCCTATCTTTCTTTTTTTGAGTATAGCCCTTAATTCCCTGCTCAATACCTGGAACAAACAATCCTTCCCTTTTACTTCGTTTTTGGACATAGTCTCTAAGCATCTCCTGATAAGCTATTGTTTCTATGTTAACCCTTCTTACAGGGTCAAACCTTTTAAGTATTTCAAAAATCTTGTCTGCGCAGTCCATTGGAAGAACTCTTTCACGCCAATATTCGAGAACATAGTAATCAAACTCTGCTGTAACGCCCAAAACCATGATGCAACTATAATCATTCCTGCTAGCAACAGTTGAAGCAGGATCGACCCCAATATAAATATTGACGTACTCAGTATGTCCATCATCGAATTTAATATACCAACTTCCTGATTCTTCTTCAAATCTTACATTTCCTCTATAAAGTGCACTATTTATATCTTCTTCTGCAAAAATCTGATCTTCTGGTGACTTTGCTTGATTCATGTACTCTTGATAAAATTTAGCAGGAGTACCACTATCTATATAAAATTGTTTACGTTCTTCTAATTTTGTTAATGGCCAACGTGAAGGCCAAATTGGTTTACCATCTTCTATTGCTTTTTGTGTATATATGTCCCAAGAGTAATCTTCGCCACTTTTTTCTGCGTCTCTAGCTCCTGTAACTAATCCATTTAAAAACGAGTCCCAATGAACAATAGTGCCATTACACCACAAAAAACCATTTTTATCAAAATCAATAGCAGGAAACACAGCAGCAGTTACCCAATTCTTAATTTGTTGTCTAGCGTCAGGCGTTTTAGTATTTAGTTCTGATTCAAAGTCGTCTAGCACCATGCCTGTAAAACGTGTCGATAATTGCTTTTTACCTCTTAATCTTTGATTTGCACCTTTTGCTATCATCCTACAGCCATTTGTAAGAGTAAACTCTGATTTTGTCCATTTGTTCCCTTGAAGGTCTCCAAAGTAGTAATGTATAGCAGGATTAAGCTCAATATGGTTCATTACCCACGAAAGGTTGTCTATCGCTTGATCTTGTGCTTCACCTATCCACGCTATAAATTCAGGTCTATCTTTTTCTGCAAATAAGAACCTGTGGAGTATTCCTGTTGCTGCCAGTGTCGATTTTGCGTGATCACGAGGCAAAACAAGTCCAAGCTGTTGAACACTTCTATCTATAAGAAGCTTCCCAACCTCTACATGAAAATGAGGGGTTGCAGAGGCAAGGAAGTCTTGAGGAGAGAATAATTTACCAAATGTAATTAAATCTTTATATGCCTTAGAAAGTAATTCTTCGTTTTTTGAAACATCTCCATTTAAATTAAGATTAGCCACTAAAAGGTTCCTGTCTGTAGTAACATACGTATATATCCTGTTATTATGTCTGCTATGTATTTTATTTCTTTAAATACAAAAAAAAGACCTACAGCAATTAAACATCTCCAAATAAAGTTAAAAATTGTTTCTAATCTTGACTTATTGTTATATGAGTACATGTATCCTCTTCGCAATTATAATTTTTAAAATGTCCAACATGAAAGTGATCTATATCACAATGTCTTGGACAAAAGTCATACCCTAGCCTCCTCACCATAAGCGTATCTCCTTCACCTATTGGATATGGTTTAGGTTTTTCTAAATCTATTTCATAAGCAACAAAAGCAGCAGTTAATAAAATAAAAATGTTTTGTATTGTCACTTAATTTCAAAATGAGGAAAATCATCAAATTTATTGTCTTGCACCTCGAAATCTTGATCCCAATCGCCACCCCAACGAATATTTATGCCCATTTGACTTGCAACACCAATAACAAAACCAGCAAACAGCGTTTGGCGTTCACGATCTTCCCAATCAACAGGATAGGGCGTAACATCCACAGCTTTAGAAGGATAACGATTATGTCGCCCATTTGGAAACTTTACCTTCGTTTTGCCTTCATCATAGAGCTTGTTTTGTCTTTCTTCATTCCTATTGCCTTCTAAAACAGAGCAATCAACATATTGAATTACTTTGTTAAATACTTTTTGTAGTTTTTCATCGCAAGTTGCTAAACGCTCTTTGCTTTTTTTCCCAAATCTAGGCATTGTTATTTTTTTCCTTTATTTCTTTTACTTATTGCTTTTGCTTTAGCTTTAGCATCTGCTTTAGAACTTGCACCCCAAGCCTGCAAAGATTTCAATAATCTTGTTGGTTCTCCATTTTTACGCTCAGGCCCAGCCATATTTCCCATACGTGCTAAAAAACTAGCTCTACGTGGATTGTCACCAGACTTAACAGGTGCTTTTAGTGTCCCACCTGTTTCTTTTTTGTAACTAGCCCTTCCCTTAGCGTTTAATCCACCACTAGGGTTTTTACCCTCTTTTCTTTGCCACGCAGGTGATACTTTACCACCCTCTTTGTAATTTTCACTACGATCTCTAGCGTCTACAATGCCACCCATCTCCATATTAGCAGCACGAATATTGTCTACCATGTTAGGATATGGCCTACCTGCGCTTTTAGCCATAGATTTTGCTTTAGATTTTTGTGATGACGATAATTTCTTTGGTTTTCCTAAGCTTTTTGGCCTAGGTTTTTCATATATTGGTTTTTTACTCATTATGCTTCGCCCCTTTGTCCTGATGAACCTATTATTCTAACTAAATGATCTTCTGTGTCAAATTCAGAATCACAATGTGGGCAAACCCAGCCTATAATTTCGTTGTGTTCGTCCAAAAGACCAATTCTTTCTGTGTATTTATTATTTAAATGCAAGTCCTTGTCACAAACAGGGCAAGGATCAATTAATTTTTTCTTTCTAGTCGTCTTGGGTTTTTTCTGCATGTGCAATAAGCTCAGGTTTTCCATGTTTTTTAACCTCTTCTAGTTGCTCAGGCGAAAAGCCTGCCCAAATTTCTAGTTTTTCTTGTTTATTTTGATTTATTTCAAATAAACCAGACATTTTAGCCAAACTATCTAGTGAACGTAGCTTTGCAGTATCGCTTTCTGCCATGTCTGCAATTGTTTTATAACGTTCAATAAGCCAATTGTCTGTAACACCCTCCTCATCTAGCTTTGCACGTATTTCTTTACTAATCATTTTTTCTATCCTCTCAGTTTTTAATAACTTTTCAGAACGACTTTTGATATAGTCTTCAGACTTAGCATCAGGAAATGCAAGTTTATAAGCCTCAATAGTACCCATGCCTGTAGCAGCGTATCTAGCAAACATCATCTCACTTGACGTTCTATTTTTTTTATTAAATTTTT